AAACAAGAGGTACAGAAGTTTGCTAATGAGCAAGTCGGTAGAAGACGAAGAGATGACTACACTGATGGCACTGTTCGTATACCGATAACTTCAGCAAACCCGTAGGAGATAAAATATGGCAATAACATCGGCAATTTGCACAAGTTTTAAACAAGAAATTTTAGTTGGCACACACAATTTTACAGCTACAAGTGGAGACACTTTTAAAATAGCTTTATTTACAAGTGATGCAACTTTAGGGGCAAGCACAACTGCTTATGCAACTTCAAATGAAATTACAAACTCATCTGGAACTGCATATACTGCAGGAGGTGCAACTTTAACAAGTGTTACACCAACAACTTCTGGAACCACTGCATTTTGTGATTTTGCAGACGTAAGTTATACCTCAGCATCTTTTACAGCTAATGGTGCATTAATTTATAATGATGATCAATCTGATAAAGCTGTTGCTGTTATTGCTTTTGGTGGTGACAAAACAGTTTCTTCTGGAACTTTTACAATTCAATTCCCAACAGCAGACGCATCTAACGCAATCATTCGTATAGCATAAGGAGGATCTCCTTATGGCTAATTCTTGGAACGAGTCAGGAACAACCTGGAGCACCGGACGTTGGGGCACAACTGACGCTATAACAAGTGGTTGGGGTGCTGACGCTTGGAATACTGGTGGTTCATGGGGACAAGCTACCGATGAATTAGCTTTATTAACTGGTGTATCTGCAACTTTTTCTATAGGTGAAATAATATCAGGATCAAACACAGGTTGGGGTAGAGACTTTTGGGGTGAAGAACCCTGGGGCGAAAGTTTTGATCCAGTAGTAACTCTCGATAGTTTATCAGCAACAATATCTTTAGGTGATGCAGAAGCATTTAACGAAAGAGGTTGGGGAAGACTTTCTTGGGGTCAAGCTGATTGGAACGAAGGCAGCGATGAAACTGTATCTATTTCAGGTGTAGAAGCAACAGCCTCCATAGGAAGTATAACTCCAGCTTTCACATATTTATTAGAAGTAGGTCCTGCATTTAAAATGACAGGAGAAGTCGGTGATGTTGGTTTAGGTTTAGGTATTAACGTTTCAGGTGTAGAATCAACTTTTGCAACACCAACTATAGGTTATGTTGGTCATACTGTTGGTTGGGGTAGAAATGAATGGGGAGAAGATAGTTGGGGTGAAAGTCCAGATGAAGTCATTACTTTGGTTGGTAGAAGCATTGAGTCTTTTATATCAGCTAATAACAGTTGGGGTGAAAGCACATGGAATAATGACGATGTTTGGGGAGGAACATTTGATGTAAATATAAAAACAGCTTATGATTTATCTGGTCAAGAAGCAACAACAAATGTTGGTAGTGTAGATTTTGTAATTAGTCCAACAATTTCTTTAACTGGTGTATCTTCTACAGTTAATTTAGGAACGTTAGGATTAGAATTTGGTCCAGCAGCTATTAGTGGTGTGGCTGCAACAACAAATGTTGGAACTTTAGGTTTAGAATTTGGACCTGCAGAAATAACAGGTGTTGAAGCAACAGTAAGTATTGGAACTTTAAACGTTGGACCTATTTCTTTAATAGATTTAACAGGTGTTTCAGCAACCTCCTCTGTTGGTTCTTTAACACCAGCTGATGTTATGGGATTAACTGGAGTATCTTCAACAAGTTCTGTAGGTGCTTTAACACCAGCAGATGTAGTAGGTTTAACTGGAGTTTTATCAACTACATTTTTAGGACAAATAACAACAATACCTCTTTACGGTGATGTTGACACCGGTTCAAATTCATCATATAGTACAACAGCAACAGGATCTAATAGTAGTATTTCTGGGGTTGCAACTGGATCAAATACAAGTTATAGTGACGTAGCATAGGAGAAAAAATATGGCATCAACATACACACCTCTAGGTGTAGAACTTCAAGCAACTGGTGAAAACGCCGGTACATGGGGAACTAAAACAAATACTAATTTACAAATTATAGAACAAATTTCTGGTGGATACACAACACAAGCAGTAACAAGTGGTGGCACAGTTAATTTATCTGTTTCAGATGGATCAACTGGAGCAACTTTATCTCACAGAATGATTGAGTTTACAGGGTCGTTATCTGACAATGCAGTTGTTACGATACCTTTAGATGTTCAAACTTTTTATTTTTTAAGAAATTCAACTTCAGGATCATACACAGTTCAATTTAAATATGTAACTGGTTCAGGAGACTCATTTACTTTTGCAGCAGGTGATAAAGGCGATGCTCTTGTATTTGCAACTGCAAATGATGGAACTAACCCAGACATTGATACTTTACCAGCTGGTAACGTAACACTTACTGGAACACAAACTTTAACAAACAAAACTTTAACTTCACCTAAAATTGGAACTTCTATTTTAGATACAAATGGAAATGAAATAGCTTTAGTAACTGCAACAAGTTCTGCAGTAAACGAATTTACAATAGCAAACGCTGCTACAGGAAATGATCCAACATTATCTGCAACAGGTGGTGATTCAAATATTGACATAGCTATTAAACCAAAAGGGACTGGTGAAACTGTTTTTGGAACAGGAGCCGCTGCTGCAACTATTACAACAAGTGGAGCAAATGATTTAGTTTTAGACACAAACAGTGGAACAAACTCTGGAACTATTACAATTACAGATGCAGCTAATGGAGATATAACTATTGCTCCTAATGGAACTGGACAAGCTAAAGCAGTGGACGCTGCTGATGCTACAGGTGCAATTAAAATTGCTGGAAAAGAAACTATATGGGTGCCAGCTGTTGCCATGTATGCTAATTCCACTAATGGTGCATCGGCAGAACAAGTAGAATTATCAAATGGTCCAGAAATTAAAGTATTAGATTTTGACAAAGATACTGATGAGTTTGCGCAGTTTGCTGTAGCATTTCCTAAATCATGGAATGCAGGAACAGTAACTTTTCAAGCTTTTTTTACAGCAACATCCACAGACACAGGAACTACAGCATGGGGATTATCCGCTGTAGCTTTAGCTGATAGTGGAGATTTAAATACAGCATTTGGAACACAAGTCGTTGCAACAGCAAAAGCACACAGTGGAACATCAAATGATTTAGATGTTGCTGCTGAAAGTGGAGCAGTTACAATAGCAGGATCACCTGGTGCGGATGAATATGTTTTCTTTCAAGTATCAAGAGACGTTTCAGCAGATAATTTAAATGCTGACGCAAGATTACTTGGAATTAAATTATTCTTTACAACTAGTGCTGCTAACGACGCATAAGGAGAATAAAGAATGAAAAAAATCGACTTTCCTTTAACAGTCGAAGGTAAAGGACAAAAAAATAAAATATCTCGTAGAGGTAAATCTTTTGGTTATCAAATTTTAGGATTCGGTTCCGGCGGTAGCGCAGGACCTTATGTAATACCTTCAATCTTAGTTGTAGCTGGCGGTGGCTCTGGCGGTGTAGATGGAGGGGGTTTCACCGGTGGTGGCGGTGGCGGAGGCGGTATGAGAATTGCCTCTTGTATTGAGGTTTCTCCTGGAGTAGCTTTAACTGTTACTATAGGTGCTGGAGGCAGTAAATCAAATGCTGAGCACGGATCTTGTCAAAGTGGAAAACCTTCTAATTATTCTGGTTGTGGAGTAACAACTTTTCAATCTGCCGGCGGAGGTGGTGGCGGAACTCATGCTAGCGTTAATGGATTTGACGGTGGATCTGGAGGCGGAGCCGGTTCCGGCGGTAGCGCAGGTCAAGGAAATACACCTTCTACAAGTCCATCTCAAGGTGCCGATGGCGGAGGCGCTGGCGGCGGCGGAGGCGGCGGAGGAGCCCAAGGACAGTGTGGTCATAATTCGGGTTGTGGAGGACATGGTACAGCAGATTCAATAACAGGCTCTTCAGTTACTTATGCTGGAGGAGGTGCCGGAGGAAATTCTAGTACTAAGGGAAATGGAACTTTAGGACAGGGAGGTCACGGAAAACCTGGGGGAGGTGCAGGATCTGGAGCTGGCGGAAATGGTAGTTCTGGAGTGGTTATATTTAAAATTCCAACAGCAAATTATTCAGGAACAACCACTGGATGTCCTACTGTAACTACATCTGGTTGTTTTACGATTGTTCAATATGAAGGATCAGGAAGTCTAACAACTTAAAATTATGGCACATTTTGCAAAAATAAATTCAAGTAATACTGTTATAGAGGTTATTAAAGTAATGAATGGAGTTTTACTTGATGATGAAGGAAATGAAGTAGAACAAAAAGGAATAGATTTTTGTAAATCTTTGTATGGTCAGAACACTAGATGGGTCCAATGTTCTTGGAACACAGATAAAGGTGTTCATTATACACAAGAAACAGATGAAACTGGATCTTTAATTCCAAGTGCCGATCAATCAAAAGCTTTAAGAAAAAATTTTCCTGACCCAGGATGTACTTACGATCCAGAAAGAGATGCTTTTTTATTTGTAAAAGTTTTTCCTTCTTGGGTTTTAAATGAAACTACATGTGATTGGGATTATCCTGTGGCTAAACCTAGTTATGATTGGGATACTGAGAGACCAGATTGGGATGAGGAAAATCAAAAGTGGAATGTAGTTTCTAAGGACACACCACCTCCCGATTATTCTTCATATAAAAAAGCAGCAAAAGCCGCATTAAACATGACCGACGACTAATTGACTTTTTAATAAAATCCTATATATGTAGGATAGAATGTATAGAAAGTTTATAGACAAAGTTAAAAATCACAAAAAAATAAAAGACAAACTATTAAACTTGATTGATAAAAGTCCATCAGGAAAAATTAATTCTTTTTTTGAAAAAACTGAAAAGTCAGATTTTGATATAAAAATGAAAGATAAAACTTATGTTAATGAAGTGGTGTCTAACATAGCACCGATTATGAATAATTTAGCACGTAAACTTAATGCTAAACACTGGGAAATACATCATATGTGGTGTCAATCATATTTAAAAGGTCATTACCATAAATGGCATACTCATCCCATGTCTCATTTTGCACACATTTATTACTTAGACCTTCCTGAAAAAAATATGATTACAGAATTTAAGGACGAAAAAGGAGTAAAAGCAAAAGAAGGGGATATCATAACTTTCCCGGCTTTTCTTTTTCACAGGTCAAAACCTAATACTTCAAAAAAAAGAAAAACAGTTATATCATTTAACTCCAGTATTTTTTGGTATCATAAGTATCCAGATTGGTTAAGGGGAGAAAAAAAATGAAACTTATTTACAAAGTAAAAGGGGCTTACTCTAAATCCTCTTGTAAAAAATTAATTAAATGGTTTGAAGATAATAAAAACCTTTCTAAGCCAGGAGTAGGAGGAGAAAATACAACATTAAATAATTTAGAAATTGCTATAGAAATTAGAACAAATAAATGTTTTTTTAATTTAGGCAAAACTTTAACTACTTCTATTAATAAATTTAAAAAACATTATCCCGAAACTGATCGTTATTTAGAAAAATGGTCTGTTGACAGTATAGCTCAGGTAATGAAATATGAACCAAATCAGTATTATAATTTTCTTCATTGTGAAAATGGTGGGGTACCAAAGAATATAAAAAGAGTTTTTGCATGGATGATTTTTTTGAATACTATTAAGAAAGGCGGCGGCACTAAATTTTTGTATCAAAAATTTACAGCTACACCTAAAGAAGGTGATTTTTATATTTGGCCTGCTGGTTGGTCTCATTTTCATAAAGGAGTAAATGCTCCCAAAGAAACAAAATATATTTTAACAGGTTGGTGTAGTTATTTAATATGAATATATATAAAAATTTTATAGACAAAAAAATATGTAAACAAATAAATAAAACTATGTTAAGTGTTGATTTCCCTTGGTTTTATAGAAAAAATCAAACTACTGGCGATAGTTCTTTTTTATACCATGTTTTTTTTGCAAACGATAAATTAAATTCTTATTTATATTATTTAATAGAACCATTAGTTAAAAAATTAAACCCATCTAAATTGGTAAACATAAGAGCTAATTTATGTTTAAAAAGACCTATGAAATCTAACTGGCATATTGATTTTGATAAATTAAAATTAACACCTAAAAGTAAAACAGCCATATATTATGTAAATACCAACAATGGTTACACTATTTTTAAAAATAAAAAAATAAGATCTGAAGCAAATAAAATGATTGTTTTTAACGGAGACACTATGCATAAAGTAAAATATCAAACAGACAAGGATGCTAGAATAGTTATTAATTTTAGATATGAAGTTTAATAATATGAAACAAGGATACCCTCAAGAATTGTTAATAACTGAATATTTTAAATGTCCAATATGGACAGCTAAAGTACCTCATATGGTAAAGTCTTTAAATAAAGCTTCCGAAAAATATATAAAAGACTCACAAAAAAGAAGTAAAAAACAAATAGATACAAGAAATAAAAAATATGGTAATAAAAAAGATGCTGGGTGGGTATTTCACTCTACAAGCATTATGAAAGACGAAAAGTTTTTACAATTAGAAGAATACATACGACACACTTCTAATAATCTTTTACATGAAATGGGTTTTAATTTAAGTGGTTTTGAAGTTCAAACTCAAGAGATGTGGGTGCAAGAGTTTTCTAGAAATGGAGGTGGGTCTCATACTCTGCATACTCATTGGAATGGACATATATCTGGTTTTCTTTTTTTAAAGTGTAGTCCCGAAACTTCAATGCCTGTTTTTGAAGATCCAAGACCCGGTGCATTAATGAATGGTTTACCACAATTAGATTTTAATAAAATAACTTACTCAACTACTCAAGTTCATTTTAAAGTAGTTCCTGGTGATATGATATTTTTTCCATCTTATATGCCACATCAGTACCCAGTAGATATTGGTTATAAACCTTTTAGATTTATTCATTGGAATGTTCAAGCAGTTCCTAAACCAGAAGGTTTAGGACAGGTTTCTTCAACTTCGTATTTTAATAATTATGAAAAATAAATCTACATTATCAATTAAAACAATTAAAAATTTTTTACCCGATCAAATTTTTAAAGAAATACAAAACATACTTTTTAGTGAAAGTTTTCCTTACTATTTTGTAAATTATGTAGTTAATGCTGATGATCGTTCTGATTATTTTTTTACTCATCACTTATTACATGAAAAAGGATCTAGTGCATATTTTAATAAAATATTAGCTCCTTTAATTGGTAGACTTACTTTTAACAGATTAACAAGAGCTAAAATTAATTTTTATACCAAAAAACATAAATTTATTAAAACCGCATACCATGTAGATTCTAAAAATCCTCATTTTGTTGCTTTATACTCTGTCAATACAAATAATGGTTTTACTCAATTAGAAAATGGACCCACTCTTCCTTCGATTGAAAATACTATGCATATATTTGATGGTAGTCTTAAACATTGTAGCGTGGCTCAAACTGATACAAATGCTAGAATTAACATTAATATAAATTTATTATAATTCATGAAAAATTTTACTTATTTAAAAGATAATTTTTTAAGTTCTAAGTCATGCACAAGTTTAATAAAAAAATTTAAAGATGATGTAAGACGTGGAGAAAAAGAGTATCACGGATATTTGGCTAAAGATTTAGAAAACACTGTAGAGTATTTAAAGCTTCATAAAAAGCTTACTCCTTTCTTAAAAAAATATGTAGATAAATTTCCAGAAATTAATTTTACAGCAGATGTTTGGGGAATTACTAATATGCGTTTTAAATTATTTAAACCTGGACAATCTTTTGAGAGATGGCATTCAGAGCATAGTTTTGATTATTCAACTAGGTTATTAAATATAATGATATATCTAACAGAACATAATTGTGGCACAGAATTTTTTAATGGAGATTATATAAAATCAGAAATTGGTAGGCTAGTTATTTTTCCATCTTACTTTACTCATACTCACAGAGGACAGAAATGTCCTAATAATAAAACTAGGTATATTATTACCGGTTATGTTAATTTTATAAAATAAAAAAATGGATATAGCTACTCCTGTAAAACATTGGTATTGGTTTTTTGAAAATCTGTATACACCTAAAGAAATTAATCTTTTAAATAAAAAAATTAAAAAAAATTTACTTAATTTAAAAGATAACCCAGCCACGGGTGTGATTAAAACTTCTAAAGTTTCTATTTTTAATCCATCTAATATGCCAGAATTAGATCGAGTTTTTCAATGTATACATAAAGCAAATCGTTTTAATTTTGGTTTTTATTTATTTGATTCTGTAGATGAAAAAAGACTTCCACTTAATTATAATGTTTATGATTCTAAGACTAAAGCGGAATATAAGTATCATACAGATGGACAGTATGAAAATCCCATAGCAGATACTAAGTTAACATCCATTTTAAATTTATCTACTTCTTCTTACAAAGGTGGAGAATTTTATATAAACCCTTTTGGAAAAGAGCACCTAGTTCCTCAAATTTCTAAACCCGGAACTTTGCTTGTTTTTCCATCTTCGTTTTTTCACAAAGTTACCCCTGTTATAGAGGGTAAACGAATAACTGTAAGCATTTGGTCAAAAGGGCCCAAGTTTAGATAAGTTGATATTTCAATAAAATTCCAATATATTGCTATAAATAAACTTATAAATATTTATACAATGTTATGCTACAAAAAATAGGTTTTCAACCTGGTATTAATAAACAAATCACACCTACAGGAGCTGAAGGACAATGGGTAGACTGTGATAATGTTCGTTTTAGATATGGTACACCAGAAAAAATAGGTGGTTGGAATCAATTAGGTGGATCTGGATCTAATGAATTAACAGGTGCGGGTAGAGGAATGCATCAATTTATTAACAGTTTATCTAGAAAATATTCTATTATAGGAACTAACAGAATTTTATATGCATACTCAGGTGATGTTTTTTATGACATACACCCTATTAAATCTACAACAACGCTTACAAGTGCATTTACCACGACTAATGGATCACCAACAGTAACTATTACTTTTAGCACATCTCATGGTATTAACCCTCAAGACATAATATTGTTAGATAATTTTTCTACAATTACAAATTCTAACTTCGGTGCTTCTGATTTTGATGATAAAAAATTTATGGTAACGACAGTGCCAACAGCCACAACTCTTACAATTACCATGCCTTCAAATGAAACAGGTAGTGGCGCTACAACATCAGGCGGTATTAGAGTGCAACACTATTATCCTGTAGGACCAGCAGTGCAAGCAAAAGGTTTTGGTTGGGGTTTAGGTTCTTGGGGTGGTGAAGATACATCTGCAATTACTACAACTTTAAATGGAGCATTATTAGATGATACTGCAGGAACAGGTGGCTCAGGAACTTCTATAACTTTAACAGATGCTTCACAGTTTCCAAGTTCAGGAACTAATTTTATACAAGTTGGTAATGAAGAAATATCTTATACAGGTGTTTCTGGAAATAATTTAACAGGAATTACAAGAGCGGTTAGAAATTCTACAAGGTCTGCACACTCTGATGGAGCTACAGTTACAAACTCAACTGATTATGTTGCATGGGGTGAAGCTGCATCAGGAGACTTAGTGCTTGAACCAGGAATGTGGTCACTAGATAATTTTGGTGATAAAGCAATTTGTTTAATACATGATGGTGCGTGTTTTTCTTGGGACTCAAGTTTATCTAACGCAACAGAAACAAGAGCAGCAATTATATCAGGTGCACCTACTGCATCAAGACATATGATTGTATCTACACCGGATCGTCACTTAGTATTCTTTGGAACAGAGACAACTATTGGAACCACATCTACACAAGACAATATGTTTATTAGATTCTCGGACCAAGAAGATATAAATACTTATACACCTACAGCAACCAACACAGCTGGCACACAAAGACTAGCTGATGGATCAGAAATTAGAGGAGCAATCAGAGGTAGGGATGCAATTTATGTTTGGACTGATACAGCGTTATTTACACAACGTTTTGTTGGTCAACCATTTACGTTTGCGTTTGCACAAGTAGGGACTAACTGTGGACTTCTTGGACAGAACGCATGTGTAGAGGTTGATGGTGCAGCTTATTGGATGTCAGAGAATGGTTTCTTTAGATATGCTGGTAAATTAGAATCATTACCGTGTTTGGTAGAGGATTTTGTATTTGATGATATAAATATTGATTCTGGTAATCAAATGGTATCTGCTGGATTAAATAATTTGTTTGGTGAAGTAATATGGTTTTATCCACAATCTTCATCGTCAGTTGTAAATAGAATGGTTGCATATAATTATTTTGATTCATCACCACAAAGACCAGTGTGGACTGTCGGTAGTTTAGCGAGAACTATATGGAGAGACTCTGCTGTATTTGGTAAACCACACGCTTTAGAATATGATGCAGACACTGATACATCTTTTGATGTGGTAGGTAACACTGAGGGTAGAACAAGTTACTATGAACACGAAACAGGGACTGATCAAAATAGAAATGGAACTATAAGTGCAATTACTGCAAATATTTTATCTGGAGATTTTGATATCACACAAGCAAGAGCACAAGGAACAGGAAAAGTTACAGGTGTTGCAACATTTAGAGGAGATGGTGAGTTCTTAATGAAAATTAGAAGATTTATACCTGACTTTATTTCACAGACTGGCACTACTAGAGTTACATTAAATTTACGAAACTTTCCAAATGATTCGGCAGCTAGTTCATCACTTGGACCTTTTGATATTACAACTTCTACTCAAAAAGTAGACACACGTGCAAGAGCTAGAGCAATAGCTTTAAAAGTGGAAAATACATCAACAAGTCAAAACTGGAAGTTGGGAACTTTTAGATTAGACACACAACCAGACGGAAGAAGATAATGGCAAAGATAGTACAAGTGTTAACAAGACCTAGTAAAGAGTATGAAGTAACAACTGCAGAAGCACAAGTTAGAGATCTTGATGCAATAGTTGAAAAGTTGAATACAACTTATCAAGAAGATTTAAAACAGGAGGTAGAAGCATTTAACTTCTTTCTACAATAATGGCTAATAATTTTAAAAATAAAAAAGTAGATTTAACAACAACTGATTTAACTACACTGTATACAGTGCCAACTGCAACTACAACTGTAGTAAAATCATTATTAGTATCCGAGGATGCTGGATCAGGGAGCACGATAACTATAACACTAGTTGATTCTAGCGGCACCATATTTAATCTATTCAAAGATAAGGCTATAGCATCTAAAGCAACAACAGAACTTTTAACTCAACCTCTTGTAATGGAAGAGAGTGAGGTATTGAAGGTACAAGCTGCTGACGCGAATGAGCTGCACGTCATAGCTTCTCTATTAGAAATACAGCCAAGAGGAGTAGTTACATAATGATTGAATTAAAACCAACAAAAGTAGAAACAACGTATAGACATAAGGAAACTGGAGAGATTTTTAAAGAAAAAAAAGACTGGGAAACTAAAGGTTATAAGGCAGAAGACATGGCTCAAGATGTAAATGTTATAATGCCAAGCCTTGATTTATTAGGTAAAACCAAATAAGATAGTAAGATGGCCATAACTAAATCACAACAAGCAAGACAGATGTTAAAAAAAGCAGGATTCGTAGAACAAGATGGTTCTTTAAATTTTATAAAAAACTCTGAATCTGTAACTGTACCAAAAGAATTTAAAGCTAGAAAAAATGCACCAGCAACAAAACTAGCATACATCACAGCTGAAGAAGCTAAGATGTTGAAGAAAATAAAAAAAGGTACACCTCACAAAGGACCAAAAGATATACCTAGTTATGATTCTTTTGGATCGATAGATGCAAGTGGTAAAGATACAGGTGTTGCAGGTAGTCAAGTAAGTGCCGCAGAGAGAGGTGATTTTACTGGATTTCAAGGAACAGGTGGTGGTCCAAAATTACCTCCAGGAGTAAAGAAAAAACCTTCAAAAGAAGCACAAGATTTAAGATCTGCTTTTATTGCAGCAGGTGGTGGACAAAGAGTTAACCCAGGTTTTTTTGATAGTAGAAACATCGTGTCTCCACAAGAATTAAGACTTGCAAAACAATTTGCACCAAAAGCTTTTAGAAAAACAAGAGGTGGTGGTTTAATGAATTTTATTACAGGTGGAGGATTTTTAGGAAATTTAGTAAGGGGTCTTGGCCAAAAATTTGGTTTAGGAAAAAGATTTAATGAACCAACGTATGATATGAGTCAGTTCAGTGACATAGGTTTATTAACAAACAGAGTTACTCCAAACAATTTTGATATCTATAACGAGTTTGTAGATGATGATGAGGAAGATACAAATATGATCACCCCAAAAAGAAAACCAGAAATATCTTTTACTCCTAGTAGAAATCCAGTCGGTGGATTAGATCAACTCGCTAGAGAAATAGAATTATTAGAAGCTACAAGACCTGGTAGAACTAAAATTGACACATTACCGGGATCACTTAGAGATTTTTATGTAAACAAACAAGGACTTTCTCCAACAAAAGAAGTAGAAATTATTCCTGATGATATTAATTTTACACCTTTTCAAAAAAATGTAATTGAATATACACAAGACCAGACAGACGATGACTTTTTAAAAAGTGCTGTGGCTGATGTTTCTGCAAACGATATTAATCGTTTATTAGGTTTTACTTACGGTACAACAGGACAACAAAAATATTCTCCTGAGACTGACATAGATACTATTAGAACAATAGAGGGTCCGTTTTTAAATCCCTCAATAACTAATCAAGAAATTAAAGATGTATTAAATAGAAGAATTACAGAACCAACCGGCGTGTTTGCAGCGGATGGTGGACGTATTGGTCTTATGGAAGGGGGCATGCCTTACGAAGGTGGGATCATGGATCTTGAATCAGCAAGACAAATGTATGGTTTGGGTAAATTAGTTAAAAAAATTACACGTGGTGTTAAAAAAATTGCAAAGTCACCAGTAGGTAAAGCTGCATTGTTATACACAGGTCTTGGTGGTTTGGGTAGTGTTGCTGGAGGAGGAACTTTTTTTGGTAATTTTATGAGTCCAATGAGTCAACTTGGAGGCATAGGATCCATATTTTCTAAATCTGGATTAAGTAACATAGCAAAAGCAGGCAAGTCATTATTTGGCACAATGGAAGCAGTTAGTCCTCATAAAGATGTTTTTAAGAAAAATATTTTAGGTAAAGTTTTAACAAGTCCTACGGGATTAATAGCAGGAACATCACTAGTAGCAGGATTACTAACACCAGAACAAGAAGCAGAAGCACAAATGATATCTGATGAAACTGGTATAGATATTCAAGAGATAAGAGATAATCCTGATAAATATTTAGCGAGAAGATTTAAAGCAGAAGGTGGTTCTATGAAAGAACCAGTAGCCAAAAAAACTATGCCACTATTAGACATGGGTGGACAAGAGATGGATTTAAGAGCTGAAGGTGGCTTTGTGCCAATAGGTAGAATGGAAAAGGCAGATGATGTGCCAGCAAGATTATCTAAGAATGAGTTCGTGTTTACAGCCGATGCAGTTAGAAATGCAGGTGAGGGAGATGTGGACAAAGGCGCAGAAGTTATGTATAACATGATGAAGAACCTCGAATCCGGAGGTGACGTATCTGAAGAATCGCAAGGATTAGAAGGCGCACGTAAAATGTTTCAAACATCACAAAGATTAGAGGAAGTATTATAATGGCTGTTCAAACCGTACAAAATTTACCTGCGCAATTCGTACAAGATTTAGGACAAGATTTAGCAAAACAAGTTGTTGCACAATCTGGTGTACCAGTTGTTACAACAGGTATTGCTGGTATATCACAACAACCAGGTGAGTCAGCAGCTGACTTTCAAGCAAGACAACAAGCTGCACAACAATTTACAACAAGACAACAAAATTTATCAGGAATTGCACCACAAGTTGCAGGTCAAGACGCATTACAAACACAAGCACAAAATTTAGCAACTCAAGGTGTAGGATCTTTTGCACCATTTTTAAATCAAGCACAAACACAAGCAACTTTAGCTTCTGGATTAGGAACACAGGCTCTTGGACAATTAGGCGGGATTGGAACTGGAGCAACTTCATTTCAACAAGGTGTACAAGATTTTATGTCCCCTTATCAATCACAAGTTATTGATGCCTCATTAGCAGAATTTGATCGTAACAAAGCTATACAAGAACAAAGTATACGAGATCAACAAGCGAAATTGGGTGTGCTCGGCGCTGGTCGAGCGGGCGTACAACTCGCCGAGTTTGGTACGGGGGCGGCAAGAGAACGTGCATTATTACAAGCAGGACTCTTGCAACAAGGATTTGGTCAGGCAGCAGCAGCCAGACAACAAGATATACAAAATAGAATGGGTCTAGCACAGGCTACACAAGGTTTAGGTGCATTCCAATCAGGATTAGCTGGTCAACAAGCACAACTCGGAACACAACAACAAGCATTACAAGGTACAGATATTTCACGTTTAGGTCAGTTGGGCGCACTGAACCAGGCGCAAGCACAAGCTAACCTTGATGCACAAAGAGAAGCAGCGAGACAAGCAGCATTTTTACCACAAGAACAATTAGATAGATTTGCTGGTCAAGTAACAGGGATCATGGGTGGTTATCCTGGTCAAACACAAACAACAAACATACCTAACCCTACACCATTACAAACTGCATTAGGAGTTGGAACAACATTAGCCGGAGTTTATGGTGCGATTAATAATCCAGGAAAAATGGATTTTACTAATTTTTTAAAAGGGTCATAAATATGAACAGAACATTAAAAAGACCAATGTTTAGAAGAGGTGGTGCAGCAGAAGGCATCACGTCTGGTTTAGATACACCAAGACAACAATATAAACAAGGAACCGATCCATACGACAGAGCTTTATTTACAACTGAAAGAGCGATGAAAGACCTCGAAAGATTTAGAGGAGAAAAATCTCCTATGTTACCAGGTTCTGGACCAAATTTTTTAACTTCGTTTGGTTTAAATTTATTATCACAAGCACCGACAGGAAATATATTTCAAACAGTTGCAACAGCAGCTAAAGATCCTTTTGAAACATATCAAGCAGCTAAATTAACTGAAAGAGGAGATAGAGCAAAAAGAGCAGAAGACATATTTTCTGGTGCGTTAGCGTCTGAATACGACATACTTGCACAAAAAGCAAAGGCTGGAGGTGGTGATAAAAAAGTAGCAGAAGTTGAAAGAGACATTGTAATAAATGCTCAAGAAGAAATATTTAAAAACCGAGACATATTAAACGATTTAACTTCTACAGATGAACAAAAAAACATAGCTCGAAGAAATATTAAAATTCAACAAAATGTTCTTCAAAAAGAATTAGGAGTACCCGCAGAATATTTAGCAATTATTAGTAGTCCTGAGTTATTTGATTCTGAGCTTACTGCTTATATTCAAGGAGAAAATGATAAAATTAAACAACAACAAAAAAAATATTTAGATGCTAATCCAGGTAAAACACCTGAGGATGCATTACGACAATATCCTTTAATTGATGCAAACTCTTCAACAGCAAGATCAATGACCATAGATTATTTAAGAAAAAGATATGGTTATGCAGAAGGTGGTCGAGCAGAATACAGAATGGGTAGTGAACCTATGATGGAATCTGTTGCTAAAAGTGAAAGACAAACAGGTGAGGTTGAAGACTTGTCTTACACAGAATTAAGATCAAGATTACCACAAGAAATATCAAATGACATAGTAATGTTACTTGCAAACAGTAAACAAGCATTAGTAGATTTTGCAAACATCGCAACCACAGAGGACATTGCTAATTTCAATCAACAATATGATGTGAATTTGACATTACCGCAGGGGGCGTAGATGGAACCCTTTAAGAAGAATCAACTTGTCTTGGACGCAGAGACTGTCAAAAATACTTTAAATACATCATTAAAAAATACACTTAACGTACAAAAGAAACCAGTAAAGTTTACGTGGGAGGGTCTTAAAAATTTTAGTCAAGTATTTACTACAAATCCATTTGATAAAATGAGAAATGAAAGACTTAGAGAATTAGTTGATAATAAAGATAAAGCTAAGGAAAAAGATTACATAGATTTTTTTGAAGACATGGAAAAATCTATATATGGAGCTGTGCAAAATATAGGTTATTCTTTTGGTGATTTAATTACCACTGGTATTGACATGGCAGCCGATACCAATCTTACACAAAAATTAGATAAAATATACGAAGAAACTAAAATAGATGAACCTGAAACATTATTAGGTTCCGTTAATAAAGTTCTTATTGAATATGGACTACCGGGTGGTGCTGTATTTAAAATAATGAACAGAGCTAAAAAATTACTTAGAGCTAAAAAAATTAAAGATAAAAAAATAACAACAAAAGAAATATCCGGTGGTTCATCTAAAGTAGTCAACATTGCAAAACGATCTGGTTACATGGCTACAGCTTTTGGTGCAACAGATTTTATAACATCTGGTGCAAGACAAAAGACACAAGAACCATTGCTCATGGAACAAGAAAGTGAAGAAGGTTTAGAAGGCAGAGATCTTGCTCTTGCAAGATTTAGAAACAAATTAAGATTTGGTGCAGAAGGTACATTGATAGGTGGTGGATTTACATTGCTTGGCGGACCTCTTGCAAAAATTGCAACGGTTGGAGCAAAGTACGGTTTAATGAAGCCTGCTGGTTATGCGCTACAAGGAGTTGACCTACTAGCAGTTAGGCCCCTTACATATCTTGCAGCAAACATACCAGGATCCACGACAGCTGGTAAGGGTTTAAGAAATGCAAGTTCGTATGTAATTGACAAAAGTTTATCTACGGTTCTAACAGGAAATCCAACAAAACAATTACCGGCGTTTGAAAAATGGAGAATGTTTTCTTTAAAAAGTAAAGACCCATTAGAGGCAAGATTAAAAAAAGTAGACAATTTTTTATCTGCATTTAGGTCTTTGGGTAAATACACAGGTCTTGGATTTCAACTTACATCAGAAGCAAAAAGACAAATAAAAGCAAAATCAAGAACAATAGAAAAATATTTAGAGTCTATTGAAAAAAAATCTTATAATTTAGCTAAAAGTTTTGAAGGGTATTACAATACAGCAACTACTTCTCCTGCTAGTAAAGACTACTATTTAGATCAAATTCTTTCATATTTAAAAGGACAAATAAAAAAATCAGACTTACCTAAAGTTTTGCAACAAACAGCAGAAGATTTAAACAAAGAATTAATAAACACCAAAAAAATATTTGGTGAGTTATTACCACAAGGTGATCTTAAAAATTTTATTTTAAGTAATTTAAAAACATACATGAGAAAATCTTTTTCTGTGTTTACAAATCCAGAATATATGCCAGATAAAAAAATAAAAGATGGAGCAAAAAAATGGATATTAGAAAATGTTGTTAAAAAAAACAAAGATTTAAGACAATCTGCACTAAGTTTAAAAACAACTAAAATATCAAACGCACAAGCACTGGATGCATATGCAGATTCATTGGTTCATAAAATTTTAACTAACACAAAAACAGAAGGAATTGATCCATTAAGAGCATTACAACTAATTTCTAAAGATCAATTAAGATCTGATAAATTAATAAAAACAGGAGAAGAGTTACCTGATGCAATTAAAAAATTATTGGGTGAAGAGAATAATTTAAAATCATCCGTGTTACAAACTACATCTCATGCAATTACTCAAGCAACTAACAAATTAACACTTGATAAACTTGCAAAAGTTGGTTTGGATGAAGGGTGGCTGTATAGATCAGAAGCAGATGCAATTTCTAAAAATGCTTTTGATGCACAAAAAATAGGAGATCTTTCAAGTCTCGGTATATTAAAAAGTGGTATGTCAAAACTATACGCTAGTGCAGACATGGCTAAAGCTTTAAAAGGTGCTCCAGGTAAGTTAGATGGCCTATTGCAAGCAGGTATATACAGAAATATGTTACAGTTTAAAGTAGCAACACAGTTTGGTAAAACAGTTCTTTCACCAGCAACACAAGTTAGAAACGTAACATCTGCTAGTATGTTTCCATTAGCAAACGGACACATAGGTGGTAGAGCTTCTGTTACTGAATCAATCAAAATGGTTGTTGATGATATATTTGGTGCAGGAAAAGTTATTGATGAAACTAGGTTTATAAAAAATTTAGAAAATAAAATACGTCTTGGTGTGATTGATGAAAACATCGTAGCGTCAGAATTAAAAGCTGTATTAAAAGACATACAATCTGGTGCTAAAGTTAAAAACATAGACACTTTATTAGCAAGATTAGCAAATAGTAAAATGTTAAAAACAGCAACTAGAATATACGCTGGAGGTGATAACTTGTGGAAATGGTACGGTCACGAGTATGTAAAATCACAAATGAGATCTATGTATAAAAATGTAGATGACATTGCAAGATGGACCAGAGAAATAACAGGTAGAAAATTTGATAGAATAAATACATTTACTGGAAAAGCTAAAACATTTGACGAAGCAATCGATGAGGCAGCTGCATGGCAAATAAGAAATACTTATCCAACATACAGTAAAGTACCACAAGTAATTCAAAATTTAAGAAAACTACCATTTGGTAACTTCGTATCGTTTCCTGCAGAAATGATTAGAACAACGTACAATATATTAAGTTTAGGTTTAAAAGAAGCTACATCGTCAAATGCACAATTAAGACAGAACGGTTATAGAAGATTAATTGGAGCTTTTGTTACATTAGGTGGAGCAGAAAAAGGTGTGTCTGCATTAGGTCAAAACTTAACTGGTGTAACTATGGAACAAATAGAGGCTTACAAAAGAAGCTTATCAGCGCCATGGGATTCAAGAGCAGCGATTATACCGATTAACAAATGGAAAGAAGGTGTTGGAAAAGCAATTAACTTCTCTTATTTCAGTCCATACGATGTTGTAAAACAACCTTTTGGAGCTGCAATTAAAACTTTAGAAGAGGGTAAATTAAAACAACAAGATGCAGATGTTGTAGCATTTAATTTAATGTTAGGTAAAGACGGACCTCTAATGAAACTTTTAGATCCGTTCGTATCACAAGCGATTGCTTTTGAAAAAGTAGAAGACGTCTTACCAAAAGGATTTTTAACTGGTGGTAGAGGTGGTGAAACAAAAACAGGAAAAAGAGTTTATTCAGACACGGACGATGGACCGACTTCTTTTATAAAAAGTATAGCTCATATCATAGAGGGTGTACAACCAACTGGAATTACGACAACCGGTAAAATAATAAAAGGTATCAAAGGAGATATAAAAAAAGGTGGACAACCTGTATCTTTAATGGATGAATTACTTGCATTATTTTCAGGTATAAGAATAATAAACGTTGATGTGCCAAAATCCATGCAATATAAAGTCACAGATTATAATAAAAAAATTAAATCTGTAACAGCAACAGAAAAATTTTTTAGTTTAGAAAATTATCAAAACAGAGGACCGCTTGTATTAGCTGATGAGTTTAGACAAATACAAGAAGAAGCTTTTAGAGTTAATCAAGATTTTCATTTAATACTTCAAGACGGATTAGCAGTGGGTGTTCCAAAAAATCAATTAATTAAAATATTAAGAAATAGAAGAATACCTTATGCAAAAGTTAAAAAGTTAATAAATGGCACTAACATTCCATACGTTGGGTACGAAGAACGTATGAAAAACAGAGTTAAAGAAGCTGAAGCTGAAGCAAAAAGAAGAGGAGAAGGTGAAACTATTAACAAAGAATATTTTTATCCTAAAAAATTATTTAAAGATATAGTAAATGAATACAAACGAAAAAAATTATTAGAGTCAAAAGAAGACTCTAACTTACAAGAACTTGAAAAATATTTAGAACAACGAGACACAGATAATTTAAGTTCTCTTCCAACAGAAGAAACAACACAATTAGCTGATATACAAACACCACCATTACCAAATACTGGTATGCCTGTGGTGCAAAGAACACAACAAATATCTCCAAATACTAACTTGACAAGAACACAGCAAGCTTTATTATCACCAACAGAGCAAGTTATTGCTAGTAGGAGAACAACATAATGGCGAGCAAAGACACAGCATTACAGAGAATAGACTCTCATGAAAAGCTTTGCAGAATAATGCAAAAGCAAACTCATGATAAGATACATAAAATAGAAAATCAAATAAACAGAATAGAAAGTATTTTATTAGTATCTGTTGGAGCATTAATC